AGTTTGATAAGCCCTCCCGAAACGGCGAACACCCGACAATGAAGCCGGTCGCGTTGTTTGAGTACCAAATGCTCAACAACACAAAGGGCGGCGATATTGTGCTGGACTCGTTCGGAGGCAGCGGTACAACGTTGATCGCCGCTGAAAAGAACGGCCGCATAGCCCGCATCATGGAGTTAGACCCTAAGTACGTTGACGTCATCGTCAAACGTTGGGAGGACTTTACGGGCCAGAAAGCCGTGCTGGAATCCACCGGCAAACCCTTTAAGGCGGCGGCATGAGAAATCGTCGCAAAGAGCAAACGGTCAGCCCGCGCACAGGTCAGCCTAAGCAGGGCCACCAAGGGGAGGGCGGCGGTCGTCCTCGCTTTGAGATTGATTATGAGGCCGTAAAAAAACTGGCTGGCATTCAGTGTACGCAAACCGAGATTGCTGCTTGGCTAGGCTGTAGCGTTGAAACGTTGCTGCGGGACGAGAAGTTTTGCCAGATTTATAAAAGCGGTATTGAGAACGGCAAGATGTCTTTGCGCCGGCACCAATGGCGTGCGCTAGAGGAGGGCAACACCACAATGCTGGTATGGCTTGGTAAGCAGTATCTTGCGCAGCGTGAGAAAAATGAGTTGACTGGGGCAGACGGTAAGGACTTGGTAATTACATGGCTGCCGCCCCAGTAGTTATTCCTTACGCGCCACGAAAGGTCTTTATGCCTTTCCATGAGCGCAATAAACGTTGGGCGTGTTTGGTAGCGCACCGCCGAGCAGGAAAAACGGTCGCCGCGGTCAACGACATTATCCGAGCGGCTATGTTTGCCAAGTCGCCCAACCCGCTATACGCCTACATTGCCCCGTACCGATCACAGGCCAAGGCGGTGGCGTGGGACTATTTCAAGTATTACGCCCAACCCATCACAAAAGACGTCAACGAGTCCGAGTTAACGATTGAATTGGTGAACGGCGCGAAGGTGCGGTTGTTCGGCGGCGACAACGCCGATGCGATGCGCGGCTTGGGTTTTGATGGGGTCTACATGGACGAATACGGCGACTTTAAGCCGTCCGTATTTGGGAACGTGGTGAGACCGGCCATGAGCGACAAACAAGCATGGGGCGTGTTTGCCGGTACACCAAAGGGAAAGAACCAGTTTTGGGAAATTTACGAGACCGCCCAACGCTTACCCGATGAATGGTTCCTGTTGCGCCTCCCCGCTTCATCGTCGGGGTTGTTGCCCGCTGGCGAATTAACCGCAGCACGGGCGCAGTTGGCCGAGGATCAGTACCTACAGGAGTACGAGTGCAGTTTTGAGGCTGCGATTCTCGGCGCTTTTTTTGGAAAGGAAATGCGTGAGGCTAACGACCAAGGCCGCATCACCAACGTGCCGTATGACCCCGGTATGCCCGTATATACCGCATGGGACTTGGGGTGGCGCGACGACACGGCAATATGGTTCTACCAAGTCACTCGTGGCGAAATCCGCGTGATCGACTTCTATGCCGTATCGGGCGAGGACATCCACACCATTGCGGACGTCGTGACCAAGAAGCCCTACCGTTACGCCAAGCACTACCTGCCGCACGACGCTCGGGCCAAGAGCCTACAAACGGGCAAGAGCATCATTGAGCAACTGGCCGCACAACTCGACATTGGCAAACTGGCCGTTGTCCCCGACATTGGCGTGCAGTCAGGCATACAAGCCGTTCGTATGATGCTGCCGCGTGTGTGGTTTGACGCGACTAAGTGCAGCGATGGCATTGAGGCGCTGCGGCAGTACCAGCGCGAATACGATGAAGACAAGAAGGCTTACCGGCAATCCCCGCGCCACGACTGGACATCACACCCTAGTGACGCCTTCCGTATGGTTGCGGTATCATTCTCTGAAGTCGCTGACAAGCCCCCAGCGCCAGAGGTCAAGCCGCTGATGGTGGGGCCGGAGAACACAGTCACGTTGAACGATATGTGGTCGGTTCACGACCGTACCGTTAGCAGGAGAGCAAGGATATGAGCATTGTCAGCCCTAATCGTTACCCCTATGAAACAGTCGCCGCCTCGCAGACCGCACAGGTACTCGGTGGCACAGGTGCCGTGGGTGATTACCTCCATCGTATTGTGGTGACGGTCACGACGACCGGAACCAGCACCTTGAGCGTCATTGACGGCAGCACGACTGTCCTGACGATGGCTGCCAATACCCCGGTGGGCGTCTACAGCCTTGAGATCAACGCCGCTGCGACTACCGGCCCGTGGAAGATCACGACCGGCGCAGGGCTTGCCGTCATGGCTGTCGGATTCTTCACGGCCTAATCATGGAAGGCATACTGCAACCGGAACTGGAAAAGTACCTCCGAATTATCGGTCAGTATGACAACGAGTTTGCCAAGTGGCAGGCGCGTACCAAGAAGATCGTTAAGCGGTACCGGGACGACAGCCGTGGGCAGGGTGGCAACGAAGCCGCCCGCTTCAACATCCTGTGGTCAAACGTCCAGACGCTAACCCCTGCCGTTTACGCCAAACTCCCAAAGGCCGACATTAGCCGCCGCTTTGGCGATAACGACCCAGTGGGCCGCGTAGCCTCGCAGTTGCTGGAACGCGCCATCGACTTTGAGATTGAGCATTACCCCGATTTCCGCTCGACGATGAAGTACGACGTTGAGGATCGGTTCCTCGGCGGTCGCGGTACGGCGTGGGTGCGGTACGAGCCGCACGTTGCCCCCATTGGCATTGAGGACGATGGCGTGTCCATCACCTCGGCCATTGAACAGGGTGAAGGTGCGCCGCCAAACCTTGAACAGATTGAATACGAGTGCGCTCCGGTGGATTACATCCATTGGCGCGACTTTGGACACTCACAGGCCCGCACATGGGAAGAAGTCACCTGCGTGTGGCGCTGGGTGTACATGAACCGTGAGGCGCTCGCAGAACGCTTTGGCGACGAAATGGCCCGCAAGATACCCCTCGACCAAGGCCCAGAGCCGCTGAACGCCTATAACGAGGCCAAGCGCACGTACAACCGTGCGAAGATTTGTGAACTGTGGGACAAGGAAACCCAAAAAGTTTACTGGTTCTGCAAGGGTATGCCGCAGATGATCGACGTCCGCGATGACCCGCTCGGCGTTGAGGGATTCTTCCCCTGCCCGAAGCCGCTTTACGCGACGACGACTAGCGACACGCTTGTGCCGGTGCCGGACTTCCTGCTGTACCAAGATCAGGCGATGGAGTTGGACATCCTGTCCGACCGCATTGACGGATTGGTGAAGGCGCTGCGCGTGCGTGGCGTATACGACAGCAGTCAACCGGCGCTGCAACGACTGATGACCGAGGGCGACAACAATGCGCTTATTCCAGTTGATAAGTGGATGGCTTTTAGCGAGAAGGGCGGCCTTAAAGGCAGCATTGACCTCCTTCCGCTCGACACCCTCGCCAACGCCCTCATCCAGTGCTACCGCGCCCGGGAAGACATCAAGTCCCAAATCTACGAAATCACGGGTATCTCGGACATTATCCGTGGCACCTCGTTCGCCAGCGAAACCGCGACCGCGCAGCAAATCAAAGGACAGTACGCAGGATTAAGACTGCGTTCTATGCAAGAAGACGTTGCCCTCTTTGCGTCGGAACTGATCCGCTTGAAGGCGCAGGTAATGTGTAGGCATTACCAGCCGCAAACTATCCTTGCCTACGCTGCCGCGCAGCAGATGACGCCAGCCGATCAGCAGTTGATCCCGCAGGCGTTGGAATTGCTGAAGGACAAGCCGCTGCGAAACTTCCGCGTGGACATTGCTGCCGACAGCCTTGTGATGCTGGACGAAAACCAGAACAAGCAAGACCGTATGCAGTTCTTGCAGGCTTTTGGTGGATTCCTCGCCCAAGCCCTGCCGGTTGGTCAGGCCAGCCCGCAGATGGTGCCAATGATGATGGAACTGCTGCGCTTTGGTATGCAGGCGTTCAAGGCGGCCCGTCCGATTGAGGGTCAGATTGACGCCACGTTGCAGCAATTGCAGCAGGCGGCCATGCAACAACAGAACCCTGAGCAGCAAGGCAAGCAAGCCGAGATGCAGCAAAAGGGCCAGTTGGAGCAAAGCAAGATGCAGATGGAATCTGCCCTTACGCAAGCCAAGATGCAGCATGAGATGCAGATGGAGCAGATGCGAAACCAAGCCAAGATGGCGATGGAACAGCAGAAAATGGACTTTGAGGCACGCCTCAAGGCTGCCGAACTGCAACAAAAGCAGGCCGCTGACCGTTACCGCGCTGACCTTGACGCACAAACCAAACTGGTCATTGCCCAGATGGGCAAGACGATGCCAACGCCACCGTTTGAGCAATGAAACGCACTTACGTATACGTTGACGGCGAGTTTGTAGAGCGTAAAAAAGACGCTAAGGGGCGTTATCACTACGTTATGCCTGACATCGTGCCGTACAAAAGCATGATCGACGGCAAGATGGTTACCTCCCGCTCGGAACACCGACGCCACCTCAAGGCAAACAACTGCATTGAGGTTGGCAACGAAGACCCGAGCAAGCACGGAAGGCGCGAAACGCCGGTAGACACCCGGTTGGAGCGCATCAAGCACATGGTCAACACACGCCTGACCAATGAACAAGCGGATCGCATACTGCGCGACCTGCGCCAGCACGCTAATTTCACCAATCCCCACAGGAGAGGCTAATGGACGAGCAAGTAGAACGAGACGAAGCCCTACAGGCAGAGGTCACAGACCGTCGTGCGATGCTGGAGCAAGGGTTAGAGGCAGCCGAAAAGGGCGAGCCGGTTGATGGGCGTGACGCACAGGGCCGGTTTGCGCCACGGGCGACTCAAGTTGAGCCACCGGAGACGGAGGCAGAACCGCCGGTGTGGCGTCGTCCGCCTGCGTCGTGGAAGAAGGATTACCACGAGGTTTGGCAGAAAGCCGACCCGAAGATGCAGGAATACGCATGGCAGCGTGAGGAACAGATGCGGGCAGGGGTAGAACCGCTGCTTTCCAAGGCGCAGTTTGCCGACACGATGCA